TTATCTGCAATCTTTGCTTCAGTTACTTGGTTAGAACCAATCTTTGCACTGGTAACTGCGCTGTCGTTGATCTTTGCAGTGGTGATTGCGGCGTCAGCTACCTTTACAGTAGTGACATTTGCATCAATAATAGCTGCAGTATCGACAGAAGCGTCAGCCAACTCACTGGAAGTGACTGCATTAGCTGCAATCTCGCTAGAACCTACAGCATCTGCTGCAATTTTTGCGGCAGTAATTGCGTCGTTTGCAATCTTAGCGGTGGTTACGTTGGCATCAGTAATCTTAGCCGTGGTAACAGCATCGCTAGCAAGCTTTGCAGTGGTCACATTGGCATCTGCAATCAGTGCCGTGGTAACGTTTGCATCAGCAATCTTTGCGGTAGTAATTGCATCATCTGCAATGTCGCCTGTAGCGATAGTACCGTCAGAAATTTTTGCGCTAGTAATTGCAGAGTCAGCAATCATGCCAGTGGCAACAGTGGCTGTGTCACCAGTCGTGACAACAGTACCAGTTACGTCAGGCAAGGTGATCGTACGGTCAGCAGTAGGGTCAGTGACCGTCAGAGTCGTTTCATTTGCATCGTCTGTTGCACCTTCAAAAATGATGTTAGCGTTCTGACCGAAGTTCAGATCACCAGTCATGGTGCCACCAAGTGACTGCAAAGCGTTGTTGTCAACCTCTTGTGCAGTAAAGAGGACCTGATCAAAGTTACTGTTCAGATCCTCTGCTTTTACAGCCGAGCCAGCAAAGAATGTTGCTGTTTTTTCGTCGTTGTCGGTATCACGGAAGATAATGATTGCGGCACCACTAGCAGGAGCCGAAGTGAAGGATACCGTTGTTGCGTTGGCTAGTGTGAATGCAGTTGTATTTACGCCGTCAATTTTAGCTTTGACGTCGGCTTCTTTAATATAGGGGAATGTAAAAGAGAAATTGGTGGTGGAGCCATTTCCTGTGAATGAATTTTGTGTTACAGCCATTACGCTTTAGATAGGGTTAGTACGAGAACTGTTTCTTCATTTTTTCTTGGAAACGCCTTGCTGCATCGCGCTCACCACTCTGGAGATACATTTGAATAGTATCGTTGTAAATCATTTTCCTGGTAAGGGCATCGTTATTAGGCAGCATTGCAGCAGCCATGTCCATTGCATAACGCAATTCACGGTCAAGCGTTTTGTGCAATAGTTCATAAGTAGACAGGTCAGGATCTAGTCCGTCCCTTACATCTTCCATGTACCGTTTTCTAAACTCACGACCTTCTGTGCTGTTCATCACCCTGCGGATGCCTTCTAGGAACAGCTTGTCACGACCCATAATTCTTGTGATTTCAGAACGCTCAGTAGGTGTATACTCAATGCCACGACCGTTAGTCCGAAGAGTAGGACGTCCATCGAATTCAATCATCTGCAAGAAACGTTTTTCTTCACTAATTTTGCCGTTGACTTTCCAAGGCATGTAGTTGTTCCAGACACGTGCCATGAAGTTGTCAGGCACACCGACAAGATCACCATCGATCCAATCGTATTTAGGTGGGATTTGTGTTTTGAGAATAGGTAGACGGTTACGTGCAACATCGAGCATAGTCATCTCGACTTCCTTCAGACCAGGGTCCATAAGACGCCCAATCTCTGCCATTTGACTAGAGCCAGGGATGATTGCAGCATTGATGAAGCTGCCACTCCATCGGTTGATTGCACCAACATCACCACGCACAACGTCAATGAATGGTTCTAGACCAGACAAGAACGATTTGTCAGTAAAAGACGCAGCAAGTACAAAGCCCATCTTGCGGAATTGTTCACCAATGTCATTAGGTGACAGGACATCCATGTTGTCAGAGATGTCAGCAATCAGTGCCAACCAGTTAGTGATAGGTCCTAGGTTGTCGTAGCTAACCCACTCACCACCAGGCAATCTAATAGACCGTGGTTTCCAATCAGTATCACGGCGAAGTGCTTGTTTTTGTTTGTCGTATAGACCGTTACCAGTGAGCCTATCAGTCATAAACAAACCAATAGCACTAGTTACCATGAGCGTGCCGAGAGCACTGCGACCAAACAGGTCTGCACGAATCTCGTTGTACTTTTGATACTTCGTTTCTGACGACATATCTTTAATGTCAATCTTACGCTTCAACAGCACATCTTCGATGTCACCGTCCGCCATGTTTTCAGGACGCAACCTAAAGTCGTTGATGTCTCTAAAGAACATGTGATGCGGGCTGTACGACGTCATCATTTTGATGTCATTGATTGGTGTCTTGGTAAACAACAAGAATGGCTTCAGGATTGGTGCACGTCGAATCAGTGCAGAGAACGCATCGTTTGCACCGCTGTCTAGGCTAAGAGCAATTTCACCAGAGGTATGTTTAACAGCACTGTCTGTGATAAGACCAGACTCATCAAACATCTCTTTGTAGATTTGCTTGTAATGTGTGTCAGCTTTAGCGGCAGTAAATTCAAGCTTACCGTTATTGGTCACCTTGTCGAAAGCACGACCCCTAGCATCTGCATGGGCAATCATGGTTTGTGTAAAACCATCTAGTGCCTGCATAGCACGGTTACCGAAACGCAACCAAGGGTGCTCAGCCAAGTCGTTCATAGCTTGGATCTGTTGCATTGCTACCTGCGGACCGAAGTCACCTTCAGCAGCCTTTGCATCAGCAACGGCTTGCAAGATTTCGATTTGCTTTTGGTTTTTGACGAAGTAGTTTTCACGCTGCAGACCTGCAACGTCAGCTTCGGTTGCACTACGCTTGAAGACTTGCTTCATGTAGTCAAACGAGTCTTGCAATACCTCAAGGTTGAGTGAGTATTGATACCAACCACGACGCAGCATCTGGCCTTCACCGTACCGCATACCACCGATAAATGCACCAATCGGCTTTTCAATCAGACCAGCAGCGTTGCTAAGACCTGCCTTGATAGGCGTGGCAAATGCACTGAGTGTTGCGTTGTATACGTTAGAGAAGAAACCCTGTACAACAACAGAAGGTATTTCGGGATTCCTATCAAAGAAAGCTTTGGTAATAGTTCCAGTAGAGTTTTGCAAAAACCTGTTTAGCTTTGCCATCGTGTCAACGTTGCCATCCGTAAACTCATATGCCATGAGCAGCGGAGCCAACATTTCAGGCTTTTCTTTATGCACTTCACGCAGGGTACGTGCAGTCAGTGCAGCATCTAGGCGGATAGCTTCAATAGCACGCAAAGTTTCGTTAGACTCTTCTGCAAGAATGCGCTTGATACGCTTTGCGTAAGCAGCTTTGTTAGCTTCGGAACCTGTCATTGTAAGACGGTTCCACATGTTTGTAAGGTTGAGAGCACGACCACGTACATAGGCTGCGCGACCACGCATAGCCATTAAGAACTCAAGACGATCGATAATTTGTTCTTGTGCCCTTTCAATGCCTGCAGTGCCTTCTACAAGACGCATACCCTGGGCTGTGTCTGAGATTTGACCAGCAACAGAAGTAGCAAGGTATGCCTCAGCCTTAGCTTGGTCCATAGACAGCATGTCATTTAGGTACTTTTTAGTCAGCAGACGTGCTGCTTCCATACCTTCTGAACTAAGTGTTTCTACACCTGCTTCTTTCTGCAATTTGTTTTGCAGTGATGTAGGTACCGTCAGGTAGCTTAACGTCAATCTCTACATCTTTGAGCTGTTCGCCCAGACCTTTGAAAATAATGTTGTGGTCTTTGCTTAGGTCTAAACCGTTCTTAATGAACGAGTCTGTACCTACACTGCCTACACGTCCGTTGATACTGCCAACGTTGTTGTTGATACGGTAGGAATCAATAGCAGCAAGGTTGATGTCACCATCGACACTACGAATACCCATTTCTGTCGGGTCATACAGGTCGTGTACGCCGTAGATAGGTTCTTTGAGTGCTTCTTCGGGACTGCCTTTCAGCTCAACAGACCTGTCAAAGTTAAATTTGCCAAGTTCGTCCATTGCATCTGAACGTGCACCTGCTGACAGGTCAACTGCCTCATCAGGATCAACGTCAAGATTCAGGGTATCTGTAACCTTCTTTGCCTTTTCGCTTTGTGGGATGTATTCACTACGAAGACCGCGTACTTTTGACAACAGTTTGACTGTGCCAACTAATACGTCAGTGCCAACGCCGAGGTATACACCTTCCGTGACGTTCTTCGCACGCTTCATGTCAGGGCTGTCACTGTCAAGAGTTGCAAGATCTTCAGGGATCCAGCCATACCATGACGGCCAGTTCTTCTTCAACACACCAGATAGGTTGTCGTCTTCCTGGTTGATCTCAACGGTGTAGTCAACAAAGGCACCTGTACCAGCACTGAAGGCAATGTTGCCCATGCGTGCAACCATAGGGTCAAGCAAAAACTTAGCCTTTGATGCTTTTGCAGCAGCACCAAGTGCGCCTACGCCAGTTGCTGTCAGACCGATAGTGGGCAGTACAATCGACGAAAGCTCACGTACAGTCTGTGTAACTTCGTTTTCAAACTCAGGGATCTTAGGTAGATCTACACCGGGAACAAGGTTAAACAGGTCAACAACAGCATCTACAGGGCCGGTGAAGGGTGCCAAGACTGCCTCTGCAGCTACTTGTGCTGCTGAAGGGTCAATGTCATCCTGTTGAAAACTAGGAGTCAGTCCGTAGAAGTTGTTATCTTCCTGCTCTTTTGGATCAGGTTGTTGTTCTTGTTGTGGTTCGGGTTGTGGGGCAGGCTCTTCTGCCGCAGGTGCCGTAGCTTGCGGTGTCGGAGCCTGTAATTTTTGTTCAGTAGGTTGTTGTTGCTCAATAAGATCAATACGTTGCTGACGAGCTTCTGCGCTTTGTCTAGCTTCTTCACGTAACTTATCGTCAATATCAGGCGTACCTGAAAACAACCCCTTTTCAAATTCATTCATTTGGGTCGAATCCGATTAGTCGGTTTGCAGCAGCAGACCATGCTGCCTCAGCTTCGGGTGTATGTGGAAGTTTAAGTGGAGGTGCTACATCAATAGCAACGCCATGGTAATGTGCACTGTTTGGATCGTCTCTATACATTTCAGTGACGCGATATCCATGAGATTCAAAAATCTGCTTTGCGCGAATGGCATCAGCTTGTGTTTCAAATTCATAGTGGTTGTGGTAGTTCATACCTCCATGACCTACAGCGTCGTAGACAATGCGACCATTAGACTTGCCTTTGATTGCAGGGTCACCGCTGACATATTGGACAACGCCAAGACGCAGTGGTGCTGTGTCGCCTGACATCTGCCTTGCAACGTTAGACCGTCCAGTTCGTTGTGGTGATCTGTAGCTGTTTGCAATACGCTTAAATTCTGGTGGGTTCCAACCAGCAAGTTGTCTGATCTGACCTTTTGAAAGGTTGTCTATTTTCAATTCCAGACCGCCACCAATGTGCGGTGCCAGTTGTCCTAAGACTTGGAAAGGTGTTTGTCCAGTCTTTTCGCCAACATACCGTACAATTTCAGGAACACGAGATCCAGGCGTAAGAGCAGTATTTACATATTGGGTGATTTGTTCTGCATCCATTTCAGCAGCTAAATTTTGGTAGTTCAAAGGTCCTTGCTGACCAATGATCCTGTCAATCTTAAGTAGTTTCTGTTCTACTTGTTTGTCGATATTTGCGTCATAGTCTGGAATTTCTCGGTCAAACCCTTCATACCTACCGAATTTAATTTTAGTTTGTGCTTTTTGTACTTCAGCAAGGGTCTGTAAAAGTGCTTTTTCTTGTGCATCACCGAGTGACATGGTAACGCTGTACCTTTGCAGTCTTTCTCGATAAGCAGCTACAAAACTATCTTGTGCACGTTGGATGTTAAAGATGTTAGTTTTAGCAGAATATGCAACCTGAACTTCACGCGGCTCCATAACTGCTTCTTTGATTTCAGTCAGATGCCTTTCAGTCGTAGGATCTTTGCGTAGTCGTTCTTGTGCTGTTGCAAGATTGATTGCATTTTGCTGATCAGTACCGTTAAGGTAAACACCATTCTTAGCCATCTCCATGGTAAAAAGACCTTTGCTAGCCATCATGTCTTGATACCTTTTGGTTTGATCAGCCATCTTACCTTCGTTAGTAAGACCTCTTAGCCTTTCGAGAATAGGACTTGTCTGTAAAGGATACTGATTGCCAAACTCTCTTTCTACTTGCTGGGCATCGCTAAGTGAGAAACCGTCTTCATCAAGACCAAGTTGGTTTACTCTGTCAACAATAAAAGCGTTTCTTTCGTTAGCTAGACGCTGTTCTTCAGCAACCACAGCTTGTGCATCCAGCTTTCTGCGTGCGTCAATAGCAGCGTAGATACGATTTAACTCTGAAGTACCGTCAAAAGCTTGCGCTAATGATTGTCCGTTAGGACCGCCACCAGGCATGTTAATCATCTTTTCTGCTGACTCAGCAGTCAATCCATTTTGACTTGGATTAGTTAAGTCTGCAACTACAAAGTCTGCAAAGTGCGAACGCTTCTCAAATGAAGGATTTTCTGAGTTAACACGCAGCAGTCCTACAATCCCTTCTTTGAAACGTACATCAGCGAACGCAGCCATGCGGTCAGACTTGACCTGTGCAGCCTGCATAGTTCTTTTCTCTTGCAGCAGTTGGTTCTTAAATGCGTTGTTGGTAGAAGCAAGTGCAGTAAACACACCTGCACCTTGCAGAACTTCTGGACGTACACGACCTTCAACAAAGTTGACTTCCATGAAACGACGACGTGCAGAGCTAAGCAGTGCGTCGATGTCTTCGATAGGACCTTGCTGTTGTGCTTCAAAAACTATTTGGTTGACAAACTCAGGATATTTGTTTGTCGTGTTTTGCAGGAGCTGCTTATGCTCGATCCAACGCTTCGTGTTTCTGTTGCGGTAGACTTCATAGAAACCATCGACAAGATCAGCGTTACCGTTTGGTCCAATGACCTTCTGTACTGCGTCTTGTGCTGCAAACTCTTCACGTGTCAGCTTGTCGTCGAGCTTTTGGAATGCAAGCATGTCGTTATAGGTTGCACCTGTACGTGCAAGGACATCCATTGCAGCAAGACGTTTTTGCTTTTCACGTTCCTCTTGGATCCTGCCAAAGACTTCTACTGCAGTCTTAGAGAATGCAGAGATCTGTTGGAACTGACGATCCTGAGCTTGCTGTTCGCCTTGAAGATTTGAAATCCTTGCATCGTAGTCACGTTGCAGTGCCTTGCGGTAAGAATCACGTTCTTTGTTTTGCAGCTCAAAGTTTGTCTGACGATTCAATTCCTCTTGACCTTGTACAAACTTCTGTGCCTCTAAGTAGATAGCTGCACTATCACGTCTAAACTGCTCAGCCTTGTTTAGGTTTGCTAAGGTCTTGTCTGTTTGTCGTCTGATCTTTTTTGTTTGATCGGGGACAGCAATCTGGAACTGACTAAAGCTGCCCTCCTTTGCGTATGATTTGTATTGTGTCATAAGAACGGAGCAGCGTAGCTAAAGGTTGTTTGAACGAACGCACTAGCAAGGCTTTCCCTAGGTGCAATAAACTTAGCGCCAATAGGACCTTGTGCAGGTTCGTAGATCTCCTGGAACTCAGGACGTGGCAGTGCCAGAGGTGCAGGCAACGGCGGTGCCAAAGCAGGCTTCAGTAGCAGGTTTGCTTCTGCATCGATGTCAGCTTGCAAGCGTTGCATTTGGATCTGCTTACGTGTAAACTGATCAGCAGCAAGCAAATTGTTCTTTGTCATCTCAAACGCAAAGTTATCAATGTTAAGCTGTTGCTGACGTTGTACAGTGTCTAGATCAATCTTTGCTGTGTCAAGCATCAACGCATCAATCAAGTCACGTTCTTTTGCGTCATACTCAGCAGTGATAGCTTGTAAAGCTTTGATGTTGCTTCGACCAACCTGACCACGTGCACGTTGTGCACCCTTAGCTTTCATTTCGGACAAAGACAACTCACGTTGCTGAGAGGCAGACTCAAGACGTGTCTTACGTTTTTGTAGTCCAAGACCGTGTACAGTAGTTACATAGTCCAAATAGTTTTCTTTCTTATCAAGAGCAAGCTCAATCTGTTGCTCCATCAAATAACGATCTTGCTGCAAGGTGGCGAACCCTTCTGCAACTTCGTTAAATCCTGTCTGCTGTGTGAACTGTGCTTTGCTTTGATCGTACTCTAGGAGTTCTCGGCTATGTTCGTAATCACGGATTGCCATTCCGTAATTCCAAGACTGCTGACGTTCCTTTTCTTGAAACGAAAGGTTTTGTTCGTTATTTCCCTTAGCAATCTTGAGGCCTTCTTTTTCGTATTGATAGGCCCGTTCGAGTTCTACACCTTCAAACTGGTACGCTTCAGCTTGTGCGCGGTTGTTTTCGTTAGCAATCTTTTCGTTTTGTTTGTTACGGGTGTATGCACCACCAGTAAAAACGTCCGCAATAAAACCAAAGATGTCATTTTCGATACCAGATACAGCTAACTGGTCATCTAAAATGTTACCTTTAGGATTAAATTCATACGGGTTATTCATGAAATCCTCTTGTAATAACGTGGAGTGTATCTACCTTCCCACATCATCGAGTTGACGGCAATAGGAAACGGTGAGTTGTTGAACAATTTTAGACTAAAGTTTTCAGTACGTTGGTGGATAGGTAAAGTAAACACGGTATCATTGTCCAACGGCACGTCATTAGCAAGATATGTGTTTGCTTCGATCACAGGTTGAACATCGAACCACTCTTCAACAAAGAATATAATCTCTGCGTTGTTGGCTGGAGCAGTCGTAAAGACGATAGTAGTGTCGTTTGTGAAACTAAATGCAGTTTCAGGTGCACCGTTGACAGTCACTTTGACATCGGACCTGTTCTCAAACTCAAGGTCATGCTCACTGAAGGTGAATGTTGTAGTGCTACCGTCGCCTGTAAAGGTCCTACTGTATGGTAGACGCCCTACTTGCTTTAACTTAAAGCTCATGTTGCCTGAAAGTCCTACTGCGAACTTCATGCGTGAGATAGTCAAGTTAGCTGTAAAGTCAGTTTGATTTGATTCAGGTCGGAAATACGTACGTGGCAGTTCTACATCGAAGTTATACTTGTAACCAACAATGACATCGCCAGCAACGTTGAGTGCACCTTCACCAGATGCTGTCAAATTTTTGCTGGGAATTATAAAGAAGGTCTCTGTAGCAGGTGAGTTAGGACCGTTAGTGTCTGATCCACGTTCAGGTGTAATGGTAAAGCCAGACTCAACAAAGTCGCCTGTACTGGTGTTACCTTTAATGACGATGATTGGTGTCAGACCAGATACATCATTATACGGAATGTAGCACTTAGTACGTCTGTTAGTTGAATCATATACAACAGCACTAGATGCAATGTTTTTGTACAGGTCAACACAAGGGTTCACCTTTTCACCTTTGTTATTGACAATAATAGCTTGCTCAGGGCTTTGGCTTAGGGCTGCCTTGACAAGGGTAAACTGACTGGCTTGCTTTGTGACAGCATACATTTCGTCGGAGTTAGTAGCCAAGAACTGTACGTTGCCAGGCATCAACCAACTAACCCATGCTTCCATTAAGTTCTTTTCACCATCGTTGTAGTAACGATAGATGAACACTTCGTTCAAACTTTGACCGCTTGCAGCAATCATAGAGTTTTGCGGGCTAGCAATCATGGAGTCAATGTCAGGACTAATCCATTCTTTGACGACACGTGAAATGTCTAGCACCTGTGGGTTTTCCTGTTGACCCCTCGTGACCATACTAAAGATCCTAGAATACCCAGGAGTCTTACTAACAAAACTAATGTTTGTACCGACTTCTACAGGCTCAATGTTCTTGTCTGTCTGGTAGTTAGACAACGTACGAATCGTCGTCAAAGACGGTGTAAGCACACCAGTGTCAGAGAACATGATGAACTGCTGATTCTCAGAGAACAGCACAACACCCTGTGCAGTAGGCAGCACGGAGTGCAGAGACGTAGGTCGAACAGACGAACAGCTAATATCTACAGGGTCACTGTCAACAATAGTTTGTGCAGTAGAAAAGAAAAAGTTATAGAAATCACCGGATCTACTAAGAATTACATTATCATCACTTATGAATCCAAGACGGTTGTTGTGGAAGAATGCACTTGCAATCTTGCTGCCAACAAAACTAGGGTTAGAGTTAGTTGTCAGATCACCAACGAGACGATCAGTGTAATCAATCTGCCTAAAGATAAAGGTGTTAAGTGCAGTGTTGACCAGCTCGTGCGGCATTGTCGAGTTGTCTAGACCTACAGAAACTGTTGGGTCAATCGTCTCTTCGTAATATCCCTCACCACTTACACCATCGTTAGCAACAAACTTGACCCAGAAGTCAGAGTCGTTACCTGCCGTCAGTTTAATCTGAAACAGACGACCATGACGTGACTGTACAGGCAAGTCAGAAGTGCTGACTGCAACCTCTTTGATTGCAACCAAAGCCAGGTTGTCAATACCACCTTCTGCATGGACATCCATGTCTGCAGTGTGTTGCAGCTCTAGTTCGTTAGCAAGTTTTGTTACTGTGATGCCAGCGTGCGAACCAGTCATCGCTTCGATGTCACTCTTAAGGTCATTAAGAATGGTATCTGCAGACGACGAAGAGGAGGTGGTAAAGGTGGCAGTTTGTGTAGAACCACCGATAGTAATGTCTACAGTATATGTCTCACTCGCTACAACAGTTTTGAGAATGATAGAAGCCGACCTGTCAGGGTCGTAGTTAGAATCTGATACGGCTGTGTCAGCAGCGACAGTTTTACTGCCATTGACAATAATACTGGTGTCTTGAATGGTGATGATCTTGTAGTCATCTTTTGTTCCACTCAGATAACCAGTGCCGTCTGTAAAAGAAACCGTTGCCGCAACACCCGACACTGCATTCCAGATGTCAATGTCTGTTCCTTTAATAACGCCAATGTATTCTTCTGCATCATCACGTCTGATATAAAACCACTTACCATCATCGTAAGTAGTACCTGTGCCAAGATTGACAATATGTTCAAATCCAGGTCTTTTTGTCAAACCATAGGTGGCATCAGGAAAGCCGTTGTAGCACTCACGGACTTGACCTGGGAGTTTTTTGTTGTCTGATTGTTGGGAAACACCGCCGAGGTAGTTTCCAATCCGTTGAGTAACTGCAGGCATTTATCGAATTAGGGCTTTGTAAGGTTGATAACTAATGTACTGATTCGTGTTTCCAGCGTGACCAAAGAACGTATAATCACCTTGATTGCATTCATACTCCATAGCCATAGCTCTAGTGAATGCTTCTTTCTGTTGTAAGATCTGATAAAGATTGTTGTCGCCTACAATACGGGTTGATGTAATAGTGGCAGCACGTGCAGTAATAAAGTCAGCAATCGGCTTAGGTAGGTCAACCCAATCGAACAACCACACGATGTCAACTTCGATGTCGTTGTCAAAGGTATATTTGTGATGAGCTTTGTCGTACAGTTTTCCGCTTCTACGGATAACATCTAGCTCAACATTTTCTGCGTTGTCTGTGGCGTCGATCTGCAAGATGTTGTTAGGAATCAGGATTTCATTGTCCGTGTTCCTAGCCATCTTGTAATGGTTTTCTTTGTTAAATGTCCATCCCTCCGCCTGTACTTCCCGCGAGACTTCAAGCAAAGTCTGATAGGCAATCGCAACGTCCGGGTTGGTTTGATCTAGGGTAGTCACAGGCGCTTGACCACATGACTGCAGAATTTGATTCACAGCTGGAAGTTCTTGCTGCGAGTTAGTGGTAGGAAAAGCCATATAAATAAAAAAAAGGGACCCCGAAGGATCCCTGTAGGTTGATAAATCAGAATGCAGCAGGTGCAGTAGCAGTTCCAGCGAATAGCTCAACAGCACAAGCAGGGTTCAGGTAGTCTGCGCCCATGGCGAGACGACCCAGGATCACGTCGCCTTGGTAGACCACGGAGACGTCACCGCTGGTGACCTGGACCTGAGGACCGATGGCTTCCACACATCCAGCAGCTTCGCGCTGGAAGATGAGACCACAGGAGTTAGCGAATTCGGTTTCTTCACCGTACTCGTTGTTGATGCCAGTGACATCGTTAGCAGCATCTTCCACAGCTTCGCTGACAAAGGAGCCAGTGTTGCCGGGGGAAGTGGTGCCAGGGTTGGTAGCAGAACCAGTACCGTACTTGGTGCCATACTGGCTGAAGAACGGAATGTTCATGGACTTGTAGATCTTGATACATCGCAGCAGCGGCGTCGAAGAAGGCGGTAGTCAGTTTCTGAGCATCGTATGCATCAGATGCGTTGGCAGTAGCACCAACACGGATTTGGGTGCCACCCGGCTCAACGAAGTTAGTCTTGGTGACAGGGGAAGCAGCACGTGCACCGCGAGTAACTGCGCGGAAGATCAGACGATCATACTTTTGTGCAAGTGCATAACCGATCTTACGTGAGATTTCAGAACGCAGATCGTAGTGGGCAAGAGTTTCATCCAGGTCATACAAAAATGCGCTGGAGATTAGGAGATCATCAACGGTGATGGTCTTCTCAGCCACCGGAGGTGCACCGTCGGTGTTACCGAGAATTGCATTTCCAGGGGTGTGATACTCAGCCGTGGTGCGACCAGTGTAGATGAACTGCATAGATTTGCCGTTCTTCAGCGTACGCTTCATGACAAGATCACGAGCGATAGCATTATACTGGAAGCCTTTAAACATTTCTCCACTGAACAACTTCAGGTAGAGAGCGCGGGCGTCACCCGCGGCATTAGCCTGACCAGGACGAGTAAGACTCGTGGTCAGCGTAGAACTTTGATGTGCCATTGTAAGGAGTAAATAGTATTAACTAACTCCCAAAGCTTTGAGAAAATTTTTTGTGGTCTATCCCACCGTCTAGACGGCTAATGGGTATCCGCGTACGGGCCAAAAGCCAATGCAAGGGAGGTCCGACTCTGAGGTGCCTCCGACCACAACGATTGAAAACAATACCGTTATCAACAGTATCAGGTACTGTTTTAGTAACAGCAGCTTTAACAACCTTAGATTGATGTGGCATGATAAATTCAATAATATATAGGCGTGGACGCTTTCCGATCATCCACTCCTTAAACCGTTCCTTCGGGCTTTACAGTTGTGGAAAGCTCAAAAGATATTTAGTTGGATGCGACGTTACGCTTAACGATGTAAGCAACACCACGATACTTCAAGACAATTTCTTTTTGCTTGGCTTGCTGTTCGCGGACACGCTGACGCACTTCAATTTGAGACATGATGAACTCCAAAAGTCTTACCCCCCGTTCCATGAGTAAGATGCCTGCGTCCCGAAGGATGAACGTACGGCTGGAGTCTATTTCTTTTTTGCAGTTTTGGCAGAACGCTTAAAGTTTGCTGCCGTTGGTGCGCCTTTAGATCCAGGCTTACGCATCTTCTCGCCACTGCCTGCAGCGATGCGCTTACGTTTTGCGTGGATGTTAGCGTACAATCCTCGTTTAGCCATAAGTCTTTTTGGATTTCTTTTTAGCAAGAGGTAGTTGTGGTCCAGTCCGCTTAAGAAATGTTTCTTTTTCGTGCGGATTGTTTGTGCTTTTACCTTTGTTGTAGATCTTTTGTTTCTTTTGTGCACCTCTGTGGCCTGGGCCAATGTCAAAGGACTGTGAAACAAAGTTACTACCAAAGGCTTTTTGGTCAACTCGTTTGCTGTTCATTAGCATTTCCATTTGCGAAGTGCAAGAGCCTTCCGTGTAGGACGACCCTTGCTGTCTTTCATTGGTCCTTTAACACCAGACATGCGGGCGCAGAAAGAACGTTTGCGGGGTCCGCCTTCAGGCTGTGGTGCCTTCAGGTTAGAGCCCGTAGCCCTATTGTATTTACGCCGACCGGCAGCAGTCAAGCCACCGGACCGTGATTTGTGTGTACCGATCTTAAGACTTACAGAACGGGTACTACTTTTTGTAGCCTTTGCCACCTTTCTTGCCTCCGCAAGAGCCTTTACCTTTGTGTGCCATTAGGCCATACCTCTTTTACGACGAAGTGCTGCAAAGTCTGCAGACTCAATCTTGAGTTTGTTGCCAGCTTGTCCTGCAATCATGCGTTGACCACGTGACAGCTTCTTCATTTTCTTTTTTTTAGGAGGGCGTCCAACTTTGGAGCCGTATGTTCCAGGTCCGTAAGGCATTGTTAGAAATCAATATCGGATAGTTCAAGCTTACGCATAACGTCATTCCTGTATGCAGTGTCACGCTCGTAACGAGGATCGTTCATAGCTTCGACAAGTTCAGCTTGACTGCGGAAACCCTGAGTAGAATCAGTAGCAGCTTTGCCCTGGATCAACTCACCCTCAGTACCTACTGAATCTTGGTACCGAAGGGCGAGCGCCTGGATAGCAAAGAAAGCAGCCTCAGCGTTGCCGCTGTCCATGATGTTGTCATACATATCAATCTCTTGTTGAGAGAAGTT